ATATGAAAGCGGGCTTCCCTAACTCGAAAAAAAATAAAAAGGCATAATTATGAAAGGCGTACCTCATTATCTACCCAGCGGTAAAGAATTTAAAGGCAAAACACATAAGATGCCAAATGGTTCATTACATACTGGTGTTAAACATACAAAAGATTCAAAAAAACTAACACATAAGAAACCGAAGAAAGCTAAAGCTTAATGGTACTAAAAAGATATCAAAGTAAAACGGGTGGCTTAAACGAAGCAGGTCGTAAACATTTTGAAGCTAAGGATGGTGGTAATTTAAAACCTCCTGTAGCAAAAGGCAAGAATCCTAGAAGAGTTTCTTTTGCAGCAAGGTTTGCAGGAATGGCAGGCCCTATGAAAAAACCTAACGGAGAACCTACAAGAAAAGCATTAGCTTTAAAGAAATGGGGATTTGGTTCTGTGGCAGCAGCTAGAACTTTTGCTCAAAACAATAAGAAAAAAACATAATGTCTATTTGTGTAATTTGTAACCATGAGTGTCATTGTGATAATAGAGGTTCTTGTTGTGGTGGTGAATGTCATTGTAACTCTTGTGAACATGAATTAAAATCGGATATATAATGCCAACTTATCAATATTATCATAAAAAGAAAAAAGAATACTTTACAGAGAATTTACCTATACATAAAAGAAAGAATCCTTGTAGAGACCCTTTTGTAGAATTAAGTATTACCGCACCTAACATTGCAACACTATCGGATAGAGGTGGTAAAGAAGATAAAATGAGAGAGCAACTTTTATCAACAGCAGAAGCAGGATATCAAGAAAGAGAAATTAAAGAAGAGTTAAAAATTATACCGGAGTCTCCAGAATGGAAAAAAGAAAAACGAGTAAAGAAGAAACAAAAAAGCCAGTGGCTTTAAAGAAGCCAAATATTAAAATAGAATTAAATCATTTAGGTTATCCTTTAGACGACCCTTATGGCTTAGTAGCAGCTTTCTGTAATGAAAAAGCTCCTATGACTGTGTTTAATGGTTAAACACGTTGGTCAATGGTACTGGTCTAATGACTGGCTTGGTAATAAATCAAAAGCCTGGTATTTTGGCCCACGATTAGATTGGATGAATTTAGATAAAGATGAACTTACTACCAGAAACAAAAAAAGAAAAAGAACTAACACAGCAACAAGAAAAATTTCTTGACGCATTATTTGGAGAAGCTAATGGCAATCCAAAACATGCAGGTGAAATAGCAGAGTACGCAGAAGGTTCATATACCTACGCAATTAAATCTCTCAAGTCAGAAATTATGCAAAGAGCTGAAACAGTTCTTGCCGCACATTCACCTAAAGCTGTTATGGGTTTAGTTAGTGGATTAGATGCAGATGGAAGCCTACCACAGGCAAACATTCGTATTGAAGCGGCTAAACAAATACTTGATAGAGTAGGTTTAGGTAAAAGAGAACAATTAGACGTTAACGCAAAAATAGCACACGGAATATTTATACTACCCGCAAAAGATGACATCATTAATGGAGCAACAGAATCAATTTCCGAGCCGGAGGCGTAAGTCTCGAGTTATACCATTTGGGTATAAAAAATCGGAAACGGATGATAAAGTATTAGAGCCAATTCAAGAAGAGTTGGAAGCTCTAGAACAAGCAAAAGTTTATTTAGATAATTCATCTTATAGAGAAGTTGCTACTTGGGTAACTAAAAAAACAGGAAGATATATTAGTCATGTAGGTTTATTGAAAGCAATCAATAGGTATTAATGTGAATGATATACCTCCTCCAAAATTAAAATCTGCACAAGGAAAACAGAGAGAAAAAAAACCTGTTGCATCTTTAGCAAAAGCTAGAGAATCAGCAAGGCTATCTGTTAAAAAACAACAAGATAAATTAAGTAAATTAAAAAGTAAATTACAAAATGCAACTCGTGTTGCACAAACAAAAAAAGAAAGTTTAAAGCAGATAGATAAAGCTTTAGATGGAAAAGAAACAACAGTTATAGATAAACAGATTTTAGAATCTGTACCGGATAATGTTCGTGATTTAGTAAACAAACAAGATGTTATATTTGAGCCTAATGAAGGCCCACAAATGCAATTCTTGGCTTCATCAGAAAGAGAAGTATTCTATGGGGGTGCTCGTGGTGGAGGTAAATCTTATGCCATGCTAGTAGACCCACTTCGTTATTGTACTAAAGCGGCTCATAGAGCACTCTTAATACGAAAAACGATGCCAGAGCTTCGTGACATGATTACACACTCTCAGAGGCTGTATTCTAAGGCATATCCTGGTGCTAAATGGAGAGAGCAAGAAAAAGAATGGCGATTTCCTTCTGGTGCTAGAATTGAGTTTGGTTATGCAGATAACATGACAGATGCTCTTCGTTATCAAGGACAATCATATACTTGGATTGGAATAGATGAATTACCACAGTATCCTACTCCAGATATATTTAATTTTCTACGTTCTTCTTTAAGAAGTGTAGACCCAACTATACCTGTATACTTACGAGCAACAGGTAATCCGGGTAATATTGGCTCTCAATGGGTAAAAGAAATGTTTGTTAATCCAAACACACCTAATGAACCTTTTTATATTAATATTGAAACACCAATGGGTGTAAAACAAATATCAAGGCGGTTTATACCGGCAAAATTGGAAGACAATCCATACTTAATGCAGACAGATGATTACTATGCAATGTTATCATCATTACCAGAAATACAAAAAAAACAATTTTTACAAGGAGATTGGGATGCTTTTGAGAATTCATCATTTCCAGAATTTAGTAAAGCTACACATACTACTGACGCTTTTGACATACCTAAGAGTTGGTCTAAGTTTCGTTCTTGTGATTGGGGCTACTCTAGTCCTGCCTGTTGTTTATGGTTTGCTGTTGATTGGGATAATAATTTATGGGTTTATCGAGAACTATATACGACCAGAGTAACAGCAGATAGATTCGCTAGAATGGTTATGGAATTAGAACATGGTGAGTATATAAAATATGGTATACTCGATTCTTCTACATGGGCTAGGCGAGGAGATGTTGGGCCAAGTATAGCTGAGACAATGATTGTTGAAGGATGTAAATGGAGACCTGCAGATAGGTCGCCTAAAAGCAGAGTTAATGGAAAAATGGAATTGCATAAAAGATTTAAAATTGATGGAGTTACAGAATCTCCCCAATTAAAAATTTTTAATAATTGTAAAAACTTAATACGAACACTTCCCTTACTGCCAGTAGATAAACATAATCCGGAAGATGTAGATACATATTCTGAAGACCATGCTTATGATGCACTTAGATATGGTGTTATGAGTAGACCTTTAAATCCTAATTCAAATAATGGATTTTTAAATTCAGAAAAAGACCCTAAGTTTAAACCCGCTGACAGTATATTTGGATATTAAAAACATGCATAAGAAAGAGATACTTTGTGAATGTAACTCAGAATTACCAGAATCAATTAAAATTGGTTACAGAAATTACAAATTGGAAGCATGGAAACAAACTGTTGCAACAGCTAACGAAGCAAGTGGTCAACTTTTTATTACAGCAGGTGTCTTAGGATACAACCAAGAAGAAAAAGGAGTTTCTCATGCTAATACAATATTACATGAAATTATGCATGGCATAATATATCAATGGAATATGGAATTAGATGATAAAGTTGAAGAAACAGTAGTTAGTGGTTTAGCTAATGGTTTAACAACAGTATTTGTAGATAACCCAGAATTACTCGGTTATTTAAAAATTAAAATTAAGGAGGGCTAATGCCACAACCAGTATTAACAAAATATAAACAGGGTGACCTTGGTGCTGAATATCCAAAAGATAAACCAGTAGGTAAAGAGTTAGATATGAGTATTCAAGCTAACTATGAAACTAGACCAAATGAATTCCCTAAGAAAAAAGAAAATAAAGTTGAAGCATCTTTTATGAAGATGGCAAACGATAGAGACTACTAGGAGGTAGTATTATGGATATGAATTTAAAAATGAAGAAATATAAAAGTGGCGAAATGTCATCAGTTTCTGATACACTTATGTCAAAAGAAAAACCCCAATCAGCTATGATGAAAAAATATTCTCATGGAGAATTATCTGCTGATGTAGGTAAAACATCTTCTTCTTTAGAAGGATTTGCAAAAGTAATGTATAATCAAGGCGATTTATCAAAAGTACCAGACGGGAAATAATTAATGGCTGAAATAGGCGTTGATGTGAAAGAAGAGCAAGTTTTTAATAACCTTGCGGCTACAGTAAAGAAAAGATTTGAAGCATCTGAAAATGCTCGTAATTTTGACGAGGATAGATGGTTAAAAGCTTATCGTAATTATAGAGGTATCTATGGTAATGAAATGGCCTTTACAGAAAAAGAAAAATCTAAAGTTTTTGTTAAGATAACTAAAACTAAAGTATTAGCTTCTTTTGGACAACTTATTGAAATACTCTTTGGCTCGGGAACTTTTCCATTAGGAATTGACCCGACACCAGTACCAGAAGGTGCTGCAGAGTATGCACATTTAAAGCCAAAAACTTCTCAAGAACCTAGTCCAGAACCGCAAAGTCCTTATGGATTTCCCGGAGATGGAAAAAGTATACCTGCAGGTGCAACTGCAGATATGTTAGGTGGATTAGAAGAAGAACTAGGTGAAATAGGATTTGAAAAAGGCCCTGCTCCAGATTTAAAATCTATGCCGCAAATAGAACCTGCTGAAATGGCAGCAGCTGAATTAGAAAAATATATACACGACCAATTAGATGGAACAAAAGCTGTTACAGTTTTAAGACATGTGTTTTTTGAAATGGCTTTGCTTGGAACAGGTGTTTTAAAAGGCCCTTTTAATTATAATCAAACAGTTAATAGATGGATGGAAAATCCAGAAACAGGGGAAAGAGATTATGTCCCAGAAACAAAACTTGTACCAAAATTAGAAGCAGTATCATGTTGGGATTTTTATCCAGACCCTAACGCTACTAACATGGATGATGCAGAGTATGTTATACAAAGACATGTTCTTAATCGTTCTCAAATGCGTGATTTAATGAATAGACCTTTGTTTAGAGAAGATGCTATTCGAGCTTGTTTTGATATGGGTTATAGTTATACACCAAGGTCATTTGAATCATCTTTACAAGATAGAGAAAACCAAAATGAATTTGAAAAAGATAGATTTGAAGTATACGAATATTGGGGTATTATGGATAAAGCTTTTGTTGAAGAAGCAGGCTTACCAATTGAAATAGATGATGATTTAGCAGAAGTACAAGTTAATGCATGGGTATCAGCAAGTGGTCAAATACTAAGACTAGCACTTAATCCTTTTACACCAGAAAGACTACCTTTCTCTGTTTGCCCATATGAATTAAACCCATACCAATTTTTTGGTGTAGGTATTCCAGAAAATATGGATGACTCTCAACAAATTATGAATGGTCATGCAAGAATGGCTATTGATAATTTAGCATTAGCAGGTAACCTTGTATTTGATATTGATGAAACAATGTTAGTACCGGGACAAGATATGTCTGTATATCCGGGAAAAATATTTAGAAGACAAAGTGGTATGCCGGGTCAATC